AAGCATACCTTGCTGCCCTCTGATTCTAATTGAGGGAGATACATTCTCCCTCTTTATTTCCAACTATTTTCTTTAATCCAATGTTCGCAATTCTTCCTCAAACCGAAGGTTTCATTCTGGATGATGCTGAATACTTTATGGATGAAGAACGTGCTTATGATTCTGCCTGGGATTGGAGTGCTGAACTCAATGGTGCTCCTGTCAATGTGTATCGAGAAGGTGTGCTGATCTCCCGAGTTTTTGCTTGATTTAACTATGACCGAAGAACAAATCATCTTTTGCTACTGGTACGAACAACTCACTGGTGAGTGTGTAGAGAAAATCTGTGAGGAAATGGAAATCACAGTAGATTATTTTCTTGAGGAGTTTGTAGTCTAAACAAACAACTCTTACAACTTCAATTCTATTTTATTATTCAAATGAATACCGAAATCAAACAAAAATGGGTGGATGCTCTGCGTTCTGGTGAGTATCAGCAAGCAACCGGAAGACTGCGGAGTAATGATGGTTTCTGTTGTCTAGGTGTTCTTTGCGATCTTTACGCACAAGAACCCTTTAATAAAGGTTGGGTGTTTAAGGGAGAGTATGATGAAAATCCTCTGCCTCAAGATTATTGGTATTTTGACGGAGAAAGTGAACTTCTTCCATCATCGGTGAGGCAATGGGCAGGACTTTACTCTAGTTCTCCTACCATTAAAGTTGAAGATGAAGATGAAAATGGAGATGAAGATCAATTTTGGATCAATGTCGCAATTGCTGAATTGAATGATAATGGTTCAACATTCAAACAAATTGCTGATTTGATTGAAGCACAACTTTGATGAGACCAATGTGAGACTGTGCCACTTGTAGCACTGTCCACTACACCTCGCACCGGGGCACCGGATGCCCTATAATACAGAGACACAAGCAACCGACACGATGGATCGTCAACAAGTTATTGCCAAAATCAAATCCATTCTGAAACTCCAGAATGGAACTGACTTTGAGGGTGAAGCATCTGCTGCTGCTGCGATGATTGATAAACTCTGTAAGCAATACGGAGTTTCGATCAGTGAAGCAACTGAAACTCAAGTTCTTGATGAGTCGTTTATGATCTTCAAGAAAACCAATGCTGCTCTTTCCATTCTGCTCAATGCTGTCGCAAACTTCTATGATGCAAAAGCATACCTTTCCAACAAGGTAGATCATAAATCACTTCAAGTGATCGGTAGTGAGGGTCAGCAAATCCAAGTCAAACTCTATTTTGACTATCTGTGTCAAGTGATGGAACGTGAGGCAGAAACTGCTCATAAAGCAGAGAAAGTTCTTGCCGAACTGACTGGTGCTACTGTTTCCCGTTCTTTCAAACTTAATTTCCGCAAGGCATTTGCAGATAAAGTTGCAATGCGACTTGCTGAAATGAAGAAAGAGGAAGGTCGCACTCACGATGATGCAGAGGCAGTGGATAAGAAACTGTCTACGATGCGGTTTGGTCGTGCCAAGAGAATGAATGGTGCGAGTGGTGCTGGTGCTGCTGTGGGTGCAAATGTCGGTGCTGGTGTGTCACTTCATCGGCAGGCAAGTGGTTCTGTTCAACGTCAACTGTGTGGGGTATAATTCCCCCACACTTTTCTTTTCTTTCTAGTATGTCTGTTCTTTCAATTGAAGAAATCTTTGTAGATGAGGAGGGTGTAGTAAATGTAAATGCTGTTGTAGAGGACAGCATTGTTACATTCAAGGGAACTTATTTTGATCCAAAAGAATTTGGACCTGGATTATGTTCTGCACAATTTTGTCTTGATGAAGATGAAAATCTACCCTCAGATGAGAATGAACTTCTAAAGTTCATTGACAGTTTAGATCTTGAATGGAATTTAATTGACACCAGTGACTACGATGACTTTTGATTACAATTTCTTCATTAAAGATGTCAACGATGCTTTTATGAAGCATTGTGGAACTCAACGATACGGACAATTTATGGTAAATTATCTTACCGAGTTTTATCCTTATCTTGAGATCCCAGTTGACATTGATCCATTTTATGATAATTCCAAGGTTCCTGATTTGATGCAATACCTATACTCGATCTCGCAGTGAGTCGCAGATGCCTTGTGCCACTTGTTCTAGTGGCACATAAAATGAGCACAGACCCCAAAGTGTGGTATTATTAAAGGGTGGAGGGAGCACCCCGACCACCCAGTTCTTTATTCTTTATTTCAATGACCAACACTTTCATTGTTGAAAAGAAGGGTCAAGAGATCGTTTTCGATTCTCTGTTTTCTGATGTGAATGATGCCAAGCAATACCTTCTGGAATCTCTGTCGAATAATTCTTTCGCAATGAGTCTGGTTTCTCGTAAGAAACTGACTGATAAGCAAATTGCTTGGATGCACTATCTCGCAACCGAGAATGTGAAAGAAACTGACCAGAATCAAGAGTCTGGTCGTGGAGAATACTATGATCTGGTGACAAAGATGTATTCTGCCAGTGGTGCTTGCGGTAAGTTGCAAGTTCGACTTCCTGGTATTACTCTTTCCACTGTGAATCGAGGACCAAACGTTGGTTGTGTCTACATCTATGAGAACAAAGTTTATGTGGGTAAAATCACTCACAGTGGAGTTCTCAAAGGTAATGTTTCCGAAGATGTAAAGAATCTTCTGGAAGATGCCAATGATAATCTTCTGCAACTTGCGAAGATTTACGGTCACGAGACTGGCAACTGTTCGATTTGCGGTCGCACTTTGAGTGATCCTCTTTCGGTGCAAATGGGAATTGGTCCTATTTGTGCCAAACGGTTCGGTTGAGTTTATGCTATGATGTGGGTAGTCTCACAAATGTAAAACAATGGACATTACAATTCAATTCACAGAACAAGAACTCAATACAATTCTTCACGGATTGTATGTTCTTGAAGATCAATCCTGGTTCAAGAGTTATGAACTCACCGAACCACTGATTCAAAAACTCAACGATTTTCTTCCCAAAGATGATGAATCAAATTCAGTATCCTGAACTGAAAGAACCCACTCTCACTTTTGCTGAGATTGTGTCTCAACTCTCACAACTGACTGATGATGAACTGTCAAATCTTTGTGAGAATACATTTGCTTATTCCCTGATGCTACCAGTCTCAGGGTGAGTCTCAGACCCCGGTGTGCCACTTGTCAAACTGGCACACTACACCCCCCGAACCCCCCCGTCCCGTGCTAGGATTGCGTAGCAATCGAGGAAAGGCAATGACCACCGCACAGAGAATGGAAAAGCAATTCTTTCTCAATCTCATTGCTCTTGTGAATGAAGTTCAAGGTTACAGCAAACTTCCTTCGCAAGTGAAGAATCGCAAATCTGCCTGGTGTAAGCAAATCAAGAATCCTCGTCAAGATTCTTCTGCTCTTGCTCTTGTCTAGTTCATTTTCATTCTTCAATTCTTCATCAATGACTCAAATGCAAATCAACGACGCAATCAGCAACGCATTTGCGAATCTTGCTGATCTCAATGCTTCACTCTATGATTATTGGTTGAGTGAACTTTATGATGAGGAAGGTGATTTCATTGCTGATGCCTGGAATGAAGACAATCTCAATCTGATGGAAACAGATGTGATGATGCAACAACAAGCAACCGAAAGTTTCTGAAATGATTCTCCAACTTCAAGTCACCGACATTTCTTTCGATCTCGATTCTGATGATCTACTTCAACAACCAAATCTTCAAGAGCATCTTCAAGAGGAGTATGTAGGTTACATTGTTGAGATTGAAGTTCCCGATGATGCTGATGATGAGGACATTGGCAATGAATTAGTCGAAGAACTCACCGCACAATGCGGTTGGATGATTGACTCTCTTTCTTACCGTCACATTCTTTCCTGATTATGTCTCAATGACTGACTTCTACGATTATGTGCTATCCTTCTATGGTCCCGATGGGATTTACGGAAATGGATACACACTCAAACAAATCAAAAAGGCAACATCAACTCATCTACAAATTCTGAGAATTAAGAATGAAAAGTTTCTAGGTGATAGTATTGATCGTGAATGTGTTCTTTCTCTTCTGAAATCAAAAATCAAATGATTGTTTATACATACGATGTAGAAACAAAACAGGTTGTTTATGCGATCACCAATGCATCGTATCAACCACTTTATCTGACTACTTCGATTACTGAGTCCATTCGACTGATTCAAAAAAATGCTTGAACTTCTTCTGATTTCTACGATTGTCGGCAAACAACAAATCTCCCCAACTGTTGTTCAAATTGATTATCTGACTCCTGATTCAACTATTGTAACTGTTCTCACTACGGAGAAGAAATAGAATGTCTCGCACTCATCGCAACGCACATTACAATTCCTGTGCTCTACGCAAACCAAAAACACAACGAGAAAGAAAGCAACTGTATTCCATTCTCGATGAAGCACAATTCACTAACTATAATGTCTCAAACATTCATTCCCGAATGTCTAAGTTAGTTCATCAAAATGATGATATTGTGATTTCTGCCTATTATGAAATGGATTATGAATAATTTTTATACCAACGATACCCAAAAGCATAACACCATCTCTGACCATTCTCTAATCTTTTAATGTTCTTATGAATGTTAGGAACAGCACTTCTATCTCCTTCACCCTTTATAAAGTATGATGCTTCACAAATACTGTTAAATTCAACTACTTCACCAGTATTTACATTTACTCCTTTTACAGCAACACTCTTCTTTTTTGCACTCAATTTACCTAACTTTGAAAAGTAGTCAGAACTATAATTTGCTCTTTTTGCAGGAGTCCAATCACTCAAAGCATCATTTTTATTTCTAAACAAATACCAATCATAAACTTGTAGTTTATTATTGTTTGGACTATTCAATGACTGAACAATACCATTATTTGATCTACGATTACCAATAATTTCTTCTGCAAAATCAGCAGCACATTTCCACATTTTCTTACGATCACTTTTTAAATGTATGCCATATATCTCACCACGACGATTAACTCTTTTTTCAATTAGTTTAGGAGTTTCACCTTTATATGCCCATCTATACCCAAGTGCTTGAAATGTAATTCCTTTTATACAAGCACTAATAGATGTTTTCCCCTTTTTGTTACCTAAACAATCAGCAGCAACACCAGCAGTATCATAATCTTTTACCCATTCACCTTCTAATGTAAAACAACTAATTGGTTTACTATTTGGATGGTTACTCCAATACTTACGAGGTTTATTTACACCTTCACCACCTAATGTAGCATTATATCCTTTATTGCTACAAGTATCAAATTTCTCAATCCAATACTTTTCTCTTTTATTTACAATATTATCATCACATTCCTCTACAACTCTAAACTTAAACTTATCTGCACCATACTTACTAATTGCTCTTATGATTGGCATTGTATAAGCAGAATTTGATTCAGATAAATTATCCTTATTCTTTGCTAGGTATAAATGTTGCTTCCATCTATCATAAGGATTTGATTTAGTAGTAAGACCGATGTAAATCTTATTATTGACTAAGTTTGTTATTGAGTAGATGTACGCCATTGCAATAAAATATATTTCCGTTGTTTGTATTTAGATTAAGTTATTATTAAATTAATGTTTTGTTTTGCTGATATTTCTTATAATTCTTAACACTTATTATTCTTTGTATTCTTTATGCTCACTTATGCCTTTTATGTCCCAGTTCTTATGTGATCTTGGACGTTTTATTATAACACGCAGACCTTTTTTTGTCAAGAGGGGACACATAAGAATCTGTACCCCCTGACATAAGAAATCCAAATACTATAAGACTTCGTGATTAGACCTTATAAGTGCATATAAGACTTCTGAATATATCTTTATAATTCTATGTTCTATCCTGATTTCGTTATTATAAGACATTAGTTCTTATAAGTCAACACTTGACAGACCTATAAGAATACAATTAGAATAGGTTTGTTACCGATGAAGATAAGGGTATAAGATCTTATAAACAATCAGAAACGTTTCCGAAGGAAATTACCCCGAAGGGGTAATAATAGAGTATAAGAAGGGAAACATACTAAGACCTTATTTGAACCCCCTTCCTGGGGCATACAGATGCCTCTGAGAAGCATTATAAGAATTAGAATCAATTCGTGATTAGAAGGCAATCGTATAAGACTTGACATCGAATGACAGATATTCTATAATGACACAATCCTGATTCGTGATTAGAGTCTTATCGTATAAGATCTCATTTCACAACAATACAATGTTCTTATACTCACACATTCATTCGTGTATATAAGAAAATCGTATACAACTGAATAAATATGCTTATGACTTTTCTTTTCCTTTGAGACTTATTCGTGTTTAGAGTCTGTTCGTATAGGAATTCAAAATCAATCACATTTGTTCTTATAAAGCATAAGATCATTCGTGTATGATTTTGATTCGTTTATAAGGGCAAGGATAAGAACAATGTATAAGGACTCACACACAGTCTCATTCGTGTTCTTATCTTATTCGTGTAATACGGTTGACAGTAGACAGTTATATCTGGTAGACTTATCGTTCAGTCATTCGTTCACCCTGCTTCTTACGTCTTATGTCTAGTTCTTATCTTGCTGCACAAAAGAATAGGTATCGTATCACATTAGAGATTGAGGCATTAGAAGATTTCAATCCACATCAGATTGATTGGAAAAAGTTATTCAAACTAGAACCCAATGAGAAGGTGAAGTCTTATGTCGAAGATCTGAATGTTCGTTGGTAACTTATACTGAAAACATTCAGATGTTCGTATATCTTTATACTCAGAACAGTTGTTTCACAACTGAGAACTCACAATCATTATCTCTACGTGAGTTCTTATAAAGAATAAACAACTCGTGAGATAGTATAAACAATTCGTTGTTTTATTCTAATACACAATGAATTGTTCGTTTCTTATGTAAACAACTGTTCTGAATATAATTATATACTGGAAAGTATGAGCAGACAGTATAAAGAAGGGCACAAAATATAACGAATAACACACGAATAACACTTATTCTTTATTCGTGTTAGCAGTTATTATGATTGTTTCTTATTCCTTATATTTTGCGTAACGCCCCCTTTAAGGTTTTTAAGACTTTCTAACCTACAAGGATCTACACTCACGAGCGTTCTATACCTCCCCTGCATATAAAAAAATCCCCCAGGAAAAACTCACCCCAAATACCCTTTTAGATAAAAAAATCCCGCAGAAAATTTTTGAGATGAAAAGAAGAACCCCCTATTGGAATTTTTGGAAGGTTGTGTTTGCTGGGTGGTTAATCAGATATCCGAAGCAGACTCTGCGTATTATCGGAGTGCCCATTGGGTTTCTGATTGTCATCATATATAATGCGTTGGCAAAATAAACCAATGCACAAAATATATCACATATATGCAAAGGATAAATGTGTTTATCATTCAATTCACGAAGAAGAATTCCCAGTGGTTTGGAATACTCTAAAAAACTTCGTGAGCATCGCAAACACGGAGTATAATGTGTGTGATCTCTCATATGAGGAACTCACACTGAATTCCGAGGTGGTGCGTGATTCTTCTCATTAATTGACAAGTTCTAAATAAACGATTAAAATTGTATTGAAAGTTATTAACTCTTATGGCAAAAGGATTCACTGTAAAGGCAAAAACTCCCACGGTTGCAAAGGAAGCACAGTGGGATTATGATGCGATTAAAGAAAGAATGAAAGGTAAATCAATTGTCTTCTGTCTTCCCGGCAGAGGGTGTTCATTTACATTTCTGAAAAGTTTTGTTCAACTCTGTTTTGATATGGTTCAGAATGGAATGAGCATTCAGATCTCACAAGATTATTCATCAATGGTAAACTTTGCTCGTTGTAAGTGTCTAGGAGCAAATGTTCTCAGAGGACCCAATCAGATTCCTTGGGATGGAAAACTCAATTATGACTATCAACTCTGGATTGATAGTGACATTGTTTTTAATACAGAAAAGTTCTGGCAACTCTGTGATCTGGCATTGACAGAAGACGAAGAAGGAACTACCGTAGAAAAGGAAATTGTTGCTGGTTGGTATGCAACAGAAGATGGTCATACCACATCTGTTGCTCACTGGTTGGAAGAAGATGACTTCCGAAAGAATGGTGGAGTGATGAATCACGAAACCGTTGAATCAATTTCAAAACGTAGAAAACCATTTACAGTTGATTATACTGGATTTGGTTGGGTTCTGATTAAGAAAGGAGTATTTGAAAATCTTGAGTATCCTTGGTTTGCTCCAAAGATGCAGGTTTTTGAATCTGGGAATGTCCAGGATATGTGCGGAGAAGACGTATCATTCTGTCTCGATGCAAAAGATGCTGGATTTGAAATTTGGTGTGATCCACGAATTCGTGTTGGTCACGAAAAGATCAGAGTTATTTGATAAAGGAGAATCATTATGGCAAAAAGACCGAATCTAAACGGACAAAAAATTGAATCAAATCCCAAGAACACCCGTCAGGGTCTAGGGAAGCACACAAAGTATTCCGCAACCTCTCGGAATGGTGCAGGGAAAAAGTATAGAGGTCAGGGAAAATAATTTATGTATCATCTGGAGGTCTCCTCAGAGTGGAATTCAATACATTCAGAGGACCTTTGGGTTTATAATAAACTGATACTTAGTCGGGTTTTAGGATATAACTGTGGTCCAGCAGGACTCTCGGTTCCTAAACCCGACTTTTATATTGTAAGGCCTTCTATGAACCTTATGGGTATGGGCCGTTTTTCTCGTGTAGAATTCATTGAAGACTCAACAGAACATCTACATCCCTCAGAGTTCTGGTGTGAATTATTCTCAGGAGAACATTTGAGTGTGGATTTTAGAAGAGGAATACCGAGTCTTATTGTGAAGGGGGAAAGATCGCAGCAAAACGCTCTCTATAAGTGGTCTAGATGGTATAAGGTGAATCGTGAAGTTGAATTTCCAAAGATATTGAATTCATTCAAAGAAACATATGAATGGATTAATTGTGAATTTATTGAGGGTAAACTTATTGAGGTTCATTTCCGAAGGAATTCTGATTTTAGATATGGGAATTCAGTTGCAATACCAGTCTGGAAAGGAGAAGATATGAATATAGATAGTAAGTATACATTTGTAGAGGATGAGGATTATCATAGACTTGGATTTTTGATTGACAACGACAAGGGATAGAAACCCCTTTAAAAGTTCTGATTTTCAAATCAGGAGAAAACAAATGTCACAATCAGATAGAAACACTGAATATATGAGAAAAATGTGGGGAACAGATCGTTTAGCATCTGACTACGGAGCATTTTCAGAACAAAAGATGCTTCGTGAAATTAATCACGATGATTACACCCCCAAAAGACATGATTTCGCAATTCAAAATGAAATTCATGAGAAAATTAGAAATGACAATGATTATGATGACTGGGAATATGGAACCGAACCTCTTTATCAAATGAATAAATAATATAGATTTATTTTATTTCATGCCTTTAGAAAGGGTAAGCAGAGGATTTAAAGATTTAAGCATGACGTTTCAGGCAAATCCCCTGAACTACGATCTTATTGCACTTAAAAATGAAAGTGCTATTGCTAGGTCTGTAAGAAATCTTGTGCTTACCCAACCCGGTGAAAGATTCTTTAATGAGAATCTAGGATCAAAAGTAGGTAGATCTCTCTTTGAAAACATAGATGATATTTCAGCATCAATTATAAGAGATGAAATAACCAACACTATTAACAGATATGAACCAAGAGTGGAATTAATAGATGTAATTATTTCTCCGAATTATGATAATAACGAATTTAACGTTACAATCAATTATAAAATTATTGGAATTGATGTTCTTCCTCAACAGTTGTCATTCGCACTTCAGCCAACACGATAATGGCATTAGTTAATTTTACTAATTTAGACTTCGATCAAATAAAATCAACTCTTCGTGAGTATCTACGCGCAAATTCAAATTTTACTGATTATGATTTTGAAGGATCAAATCTATCAGCATTAATTGATGTTCTTGCGTATAATACTTACATCACCTCATACAATGCTAATATGGTTAGCAATGAGGTTTTTATTGATAGTGCAACTCTTAGGGAGAACGTAGTATCCCTTGCTAAGAATATTGGATACACACCAAGATCTAGAACATCATCAAGAGCAGTCATATCTTTCTTTGTTAATACATCTACACTTTCTACAAATCCAATTAGCCTGACTCTTCAAAAAGGATTGGTTTGCACCTCAAATGCTTTTGGAAATACAAGTTTTACTTTTTCTCTTCTAGAAGATGTCACAGTTCCAATTATAAATGATATTGCTTCTTTTGAAAATATCGAAGTTGTAGAAGGAACATATCTAACACAAAATTTTACAGTAGATGTTAATAATTTAAATCAAAGATTTATTCTAAGTAATGCTAATATTGACACATCTACAATTAGAGTAAACGTTAAGAATTCTCAATCAAGCACAGTAACAAGAAAGTTTTTACTGTCTGATAGTCTTTTTAATGTTACTCCTAGATCAAAAGTATTCTTTATTCAAGAAATAGAAGATCAAAGATATGAATTAATATTTGGAGATGATATTTTTGGTAAAAAACTGGACAATCAGAACTATATTAATGCTTCTTATGTTATAAGTAATGGGGAAAATGGTAATGGATTGACCTCTTTTGCCTTTTCAGGAAGAATTATTGATAATAATGGAAGAGTTGTTCCCACTGGTATATCTCTTATCAGCACAATTTCACCTTCTCAGGGTGGATCTGAGATTGAATCGGTAAATTCAATCAGAAATTATGCTCCAAGAATATACTCTGCACAGAATAGAGCAGTAACTGCAAATGATTATGAGGCATTAATTCCAAGAATTTACCCAGAAACAGAGTCAGTTTCTGTTTTTGGAGGGGAAGAATTAGATCCTCCAAGTTATGGTAAGGTTTTTATCTCAATTAAACCTAAATCTGGACCATTTGTTCCTAATTTAATTAAAGATAATCTAAAAAGACTGATAAGAAAGTATAGTGTAGCAGGAATTGTTACAGAAATACTTGATCTAAAGTACCTTTACATAGAAATTGACAGTTCAGTTTACTATAATGAGAATCTTTTTTCTGAACCAAGTGAGTTAAGAAGCATTATTATCAATAATATCATTAATTATTCTAGAGAAAATTTGAATAATTACGGAACTAGATTCAAATATAGTAAATTTTTAAAACTTATTGACGATAGTAATCAAGCTATTACCTCAAATATCACAAAAATAAAGATAAGAAGGGATTTAAGAGCAGCATTGAACACCTTTGCAAGCTATCTTATCTGTTATGGCAATCCAATTTATCCAAATCAGAAAGGATTTAATGTAAAATCTTCAGGATTTGTAGTAAATGGCAATCCAAATACTCTTTATTTGACAGATTTTCCGAATAAGGATGGAAAAACTGGAACAATTGTATTTTTTAAACTTATAAGTGAGACTGAATATGAAATTGTTAAGACAAATGCAGGAACTATAGATTATGAAAAAGGTGAAATTAATTTAAATCCTGTAAATATTGCAAGAACTTCAAGAATTGAAGGAGAAGACTCAATAATTCAGATATCAGTCACTCCTAAATCAAATGATATCATTGGAAAACAGGAGTTATATATTGTAATAGATATTAATAGCAGTACTATTAATATGATTTCTGATAATATATCATCTGGATCTGATATCTCCGGATCAGATTTTATTATCACATCAAGTTATACAAATGGAAATCTTGTAAGAAGTTAAAATGCTAGAGAATAGAATTAAAATTAGTTCAATCGTAGAAAATCAACTTCCCGAATTTGTCAGAGAAGAGTATCCTTTAGTATCTGAGTTTCTATCTCAGTACTATTTTTCATTAGAATCACAGGGAAATCCTTCAGACATTATTCAAAATATTGATAATTATGTGAAGGTAGACAACCTAACAAATTTAATAGAATTTACTAATTTAACTTCTGATATTTCATTCTTTGATGATGAAATATTTGTTGAATCTACGGATGGATTTCCAAATTCTTATGGACTAATTTTAATTGATGATGAGATTATAACCTATAAAAGTAAAACTAAGACTTCTTTTACTGAATGTATCAGAGGATTTAGTGGAACAACATCTCTGAATAATTCTACAAAAGAAGATCAATTAGTTTTTAAAGAAACTGAATCTTCTGAACACCTAATTAATTCTAGAGTACATAATCTAAGCATCTTATTCTTAAAAGAATTTTTTACTAAGATTAAGAAGCAAATAACTCCTGGGTTAGAAAATAAAGACTTTTATGAATCCTTAAATGAAAGACTTTTTATAAAGCAGTCTAACGATCTTTATACTTCAAAAGGAACAGAAGATTCTTTTAAAATTCTTTTTGGAGCATTATATGGAGTTACTCCAAAAGTAATCTTACCAAGGGATTACTTAATTCAACCTTCAGATGCTCAGTTTAGAATAACGCAAGATTTGGTTGTAGAATCAATAGTAGGAGATCCATTAGATTTAGTTAATGGAACTCTCTATCAAGATAGAGATACAAATGGACTATTCTCAGATGCTAGAGGAACTATTACTGATGTAAAGAGAATTTCCAGAGGAGGAAGAATATACTATACTATTAGTTTGGATTCTGGTTATGATAAAGATATTGATGTATTTGGATCAATTAAAAGTAATTTTAGTATTCATCCTAAAACTATTTTAACAAGTAGAGTAGAACAAAACTCAACTTATCTTGATGTAGATTCAACTATTGGATTCCCGAACTCAGGACAGTTAGTTGTTGATTTAGATTTAGACTCCGATGGAGTAAATGAAACCTCATTTGTCATTACATATACTTCAAAAGTTTTAAATCAGTTTTTAGGATGTTCTGGAATAATTCTTCCTTTAGAGGGAGGAACAGAAGTAAAAATTAATAACTATGCTTATGGATTTAATTCCAATAATGAATTAGTAACTGTAAGAGTAACAGGAGTAATATCTGGTATTGATTCTTTTGATGCAAATTCTTATTATGAGAAGGGTGATATTATCAGCATTAAGACCTTAGGTGAAGACTGTCAAGGAGTAAAAGAAAATAATTGGTTTTTTAATATTGCAACAAACTATAATATTCAAAATATAGAAGATTTAAATCCAACACAGACTAATGTATTTCTTAAAGATTTAAAAATAACTTTATTTGATAATCATACTTTTGTTAAAGGTGATGGAATAGATTTATTCTTTTCCATCAATAAACCTTATTTTGGAAGAGTTATTGAAATTAATAATTCAAAAGAACTTATTGTTAAATGTAATTTAGAAGAATTATTTAATGAGTTTCCAACTTTAAGCCAGTCTGATTTAATTTCTTTAGCATCTAGATTAAGAAAAGTAATATCAAAACTTAATGTAAATCAAAATTCAATAGTTAATTCAGATCAAACTACAATAAACACATACAAAACTTATAATACTAATGTACAAAATACTTACATAGACTCTGAAAAATCTTTATATGTAGCTTCACCCTCCTTACCAAGTTATTTAAATACTGCCATTAATGTAGATGATTTTTCTCATAAGTTTTCTGATATAACTTTACCAGAAAATAATAGTGATTTAACTATAATAAATCATAGTTACTATAGTGGGGACTCTGTTGTTTTTAGACCATCTTCTTTAAGTGACATTAAAGTAGATGGAGTGGGATTAACTACATCTTTATTTTATGTGAAGGTTGAAGATGATAATACAATCAAATTATCAAGAAGTAGAGAAAATATTTTTAATGAAAAATATGTAATAATTACTGGAAAATTAAATGAATGTAGATTAGAAAGATTTGAATTTAATGATATCAAATTTAATTCACTAAAACTAAAAGCTCAAAATCTACTTAAAAAGATATCAACACCAGAATTAGTTGATGTTAAAAAAGAAACTGAACCAGGACCTATTGGAATCTTTGTAAATGGAGTAGAACTATTAAATTATAAATCCTCTGATAAAGTTTTTTATGGTCCTGTAGAAGAAATTCTAGTTACATCTGAGGGTGATGGTTATGATGTAATAAATCCTCCAAATTTATTAGTTACTGATGCTATTGGAACTGGATGTAGTGCATATTGCTCAGTAATTGGAGAACTAAAAAGATTTGATATTGTTGATCCTGGATTTGATTATGTTGAAGAACCTTCAATAACCATAAGTGGAGGAAATGGTTCTGGAGCAAAGGCAAGAGTAAGAACAGTTAATTCTGTTCATTCACCTGAATTTAATTCAGAATTAGTTGATATTACAAATAACGTCATTGAGTTCTTTGATCCTCATAGATTTGTAGATAATGAAAAGGTTATATATGAAACAAATGGACAAAAAAGTGTTTTAGGCATAAACACTAATTTTGAATATTATGTTTCAGTTTTAGATTCATATAAAGTTGCATTACATAATAGTTTACCTGATGCTATTGCTGGCATAAATTCAATCAACTTTAATGAAGAAGGTAGGGGGATACACAATTTAAGATCTACTACTCTTAAGAAAAAGATTAGCTCTGTTGAGATATTATCTTCTGGTTCTGGATACCAAAATAAAAGAACAAGAGTTTCTGGAATAAACACAGCATCAGACACCCTAGTAATTAATAAGCATGGATACTTAGACGGTGAAATTATAACTTACTTACCTCAAATCACTCCAATTGTTGGATTAACTTCTTCAAACTCTTATTATGTTACTAAAATTACAGAGGATGAATTGAAGTTATCTCAAATTGGTCCTGATAGTGATCCAGAATTGTTCTTTAAAAATAAAGAATATATTGATTTTGTCTCACCATCATTTACAAATGATTACTTCAATTACCCTCCAATAACTGTAAAACTTACTGGAAAAGTTGGAATTTCCTCAACTGCTGGTCAGGATTACTTTGGAAAAGTAGTTCCAATTTTTAGAGGAAAAATACAATCTGTATTTTTAGAAAATGGTGGTGTTGGATATGGTTCTTCTGAAATTATAAACTTTGATAGACAACCAAACATTTTCTTAATAGAGGGTAGTGGTGCTCAATTAACACCTATAATTAATCAGGGATCAATAGAAAGAATTATAATTCAATCCCCAGGATTAAATTATAGAGCAACTCCAGATATTATCATTAGAGGTTCTGGATTTGGTGCAGTTTTAGTTCCTGTTATTTCTCAAGGATCAATTTCAGAAGTTAAGGTTGTTTCTGGTGGATTTGGTTATACTCAAAATGATACATTTTTAAGTGTTGTCCCTAGTGGAAGTGGAGCAACATTTAAATCCATTATAAAATCTTGGAGAATTAATTTAGTTCAAAAATATATTTTAAATCAAAAAATTCTACCAGATGATGGTGTAATATTCAACGGACTAAATGATCTACAATATGGTCATTTATATCCAGCTAGACCTTTAAGAGCATCTGTATATTCAACAGTTAATCAAAACTATATTTCAGATTTGCAGTTAAATACTTCAAATAGAGAAATAAATTCATCATCACATTCACCAATAATTGGATGGTCTTATGATGGAAATCCAATATATGGTCCTTATGGATTTTCAAATGGGAATTCGGGTATTATTAGATTGATGAGAAGTGGGTATACTCTAAAATACACCCAAAGACAAGGAAGAATTGATGGTCCTAGTAGTGTTACTTATCCTTTAGGATCTTTTATAGAAGATTATGAATTTACTGATAATGGAGATCTCGATGAATATAATGGTAGATATTGTATAACTCCCGAATTTCCAAATGGAGTATACGCATACTTCTCGACATTTTCAGAAAACATTCAATCCTCAGGTCAATTTTTAAATTATAAATTTCCAGTTTTTCCTTATGTAATAGGAAATTCTTACAAAAGTAAAGTAATAGATTTTAACTTTAATCAACCAACACTTTTAAATGAGCAGTACTTTATAGAAAATAAATTACTAAGAAATACTACTCCTTATAATTTACTAGATTCTAATAGTGATTATGAATTCATTTTTGAACCTTATGAAGAAAAGGTTCAAGAAATTGAAGTAGAGTTTACTGATTCTGGTACTATTGACTCAATAGAAGTTATAAACTCCGGAGATAATTATAAAATTAATGACTCTATCATATTTGATGATAATGTCCCAAATGGAAGAGTTGTAAGGATAAAAGGTAAAAATATATCCACTGTAACTTCTAATAGCATTTCAGTTAATGACATTGAATTTTATCCATTTAATAGGTCTGGGGATTTTATAGGAATTTCTACAAGTCCTCATAATTTTTATAATGATTCATTAGTAACATTAACTTCAAAATATGAATATAGAAAAACAAATAAAATTCAAGTTTTAAATAATACTTTAACTTTATTTGAAGACATAAATTCTGAGTTTTTTACTGGAATAGTCACAACTTTTAAAGTTTATGGTAATTTAGATTTCCCAGTAAAAGAAAATGATCTTTATGAAATTAATGATGAAATTATTAAAATTTTAAACATTGATAAAGTAAATTATCAGATTAGAGTATTACGAGGTGTAAATTCTACAATAGGGACATCTCATAATGCTGGTGATCAATTGAGATCATTATCAAGAAAAGTTTTATTTAACACTGGAATAACCTCAGATTTTTATAACCACAAAATTAATGAAGAATATTATTTTGATCCATTAGTATCTGTTGGAATAGGGTTAACATCAGGAGTAGGAATCACTTCCACACTATTTTTCTCTATAAACAATTTAAATACTCCAATTATTATAGAAAAAGGAGTAGAGACAACAATATACTTTAAAAATCCATCTGATATTACTAAGTATTCTTCTGGCGGTTATGTTCAAATTATAAACTCTTCAAACATTGAATATAATTCAAATAGAAGAAAAATTGTTTCAATTGGAAGCACCTTAATAAAACTCGATTTTAATACTTCAGCATTCCCAGGAACTGTAATAAATGCTAACTTGAATAAGTGGAACACTTTAGATATTCCAACAAAATCAATATATTTACCAAACCATAAATTAAACACTAATGATGAATTAATATACACATCTTATGATGGATCTCCTTTATCAATTTCTACGAATACATCAACTATTGTTCAATTACAGAGAAATAGTATTGTATATGCAGTAAAAATATCAAATAACTTAATTGGAATTTCTACTCAACCTGTATCAATAGGATCTAGTGGTGAGATAGATGGGATTGGATCTTCCAATGATATTGTGTATTTCTCAGGAATAGGAACAGGAGCATATCATAGTTTTACTACAAATTATCCAAATGTTTTAACTGGAAGTTTATCGCAAAATATTTCAACAGTATCAACTTTAACCCCTCATGGATTAGGTTTAGAAGATTTTGTTTATCTTAATGTTGAATCTGGAATTTCAACCACTATACAACTAATATACAATGATTCTAATAGAAGATTTACAACTACTCCTAAGACTATTCAAAGTGTTAATACTATTGATAATACTTTAACAGTATTTAATCATAATTTTTCAACATCTGAAAAATTAATTTATAGTGAAACTGTCCCTATTGGGGGATTAGTTAATGATAAAATGTATTATGCAGTAATAATTGATTCTAATACAATTAGTCTTTGTAGTAGTCTAACAGAAACTAAAAAAGCACTTCCAAATGTTATTAAATTAACCTCATCTGGAATAGGAAGATTATATCCTATAAATCCAAAAATAGAAATTACAAAGTATCAAGATGTTATATTTGATGTTTCAGATCCTTCTTTATCATATAGATCTGGATCAACAATTAGACCAGCTTTTGATTTGAAATTATTTTACGATGAAAATTTTGAAAACGAGTTTGGAACATTTGATATAACAACTTCTGGTAGTATTGGGGTAGGAACTACCTCAACAATTACATTAAAAACTAAAAATTTACCAGATACAATTTATTATTCTTTAGTTCCTATAGACTTAAATAGATTACCTTCTGTTAAAAAAGAGATATACATTGATAAAGAACAAATAAACTTTAATAGAATTTCATTAGTTAATAGTCAAATTCAAGGAAAACAAAGAGTAACAAATTACACTTCAAACACATTTACTTTTGATACTATTAACCCAGTAGAAGCAAAAATTTATAATCGAAATAATTCTACAATTACTTATGAAACTGATTCTTCTACTACTTTAGGTGGAATATCAAAAGTATCTGTCAATAATCAAAATAAATTATATAATAAAGTCCCAGTTATTAAAACTATTCAAAGTGGAATTGGAACAAATGCTATATTAGAAATATCTACCAGTACTATTGGAAATGTAACATCAAATAATATAAAAATAAAAGATATAGGATTTAATTATTCTTCAGATATTACTATTAGACCAAAGTGCATATTTCCTTCAATAATTAGAATTTTACCTTTTAATATATTTGATTTTGTTGAAGTTGAAAGTAGAGGAAAAAATTATAATTCTTCTCCAGATTTAGTTGTATTAGATGGAATAAGCAATGAAGTTGTCGATGATGTTTTGCTAAAATATGACATTGAAGACAATGAAGTACTGATATTACAAAATACAAAAGGTATAAGTAAAGTTGAACCAATAATAATTCCAATTAATAATGATAATGGATTTTTAATTAGTGATATATTCTATGATCAATTCACTAACAGAGTTACAGTAATATTAGAAGGTGAATTTAATAATACTGTCAACTTCCCATTTGAATTGGGAGATGAAGTATTAATTGAAAATGTAAGTGTAGAATCTGAAGAAAGTAAAGGTTATAACTCAGAAAATTATGAATACAAACTCTTTAAAATTGAAATTCTTAATCCAAATTTCGGATTCAGTGGAGCTAATTTTTCATATAGTTTAGATGGAATTTTAGAACCCGGTGAAGATCCTGGAGTTTATAATACTCGGTTCTCCAAAGGAGTGGTAATTCCAAAGAAATATTTCCCTAAATTCAAGACAAAATTAAAAGTTATTGAATTTGGTATTAATGAAACTGTTGAATCATCAAATAATTCTGGAATAGTTAAGGGTTGGGATCCTGAAAATAATTATCTGAAGGTAACTTCTAATAAAGATTTTACAGTTGGAGATATTTTAGTAGGGCAAACATCAAATGTAAAAGGACTTATTGAAAGTATCATATCATTTAATACTTACTTAGATATAAATTCAAATACTACTGTAAAACAAGGATGGAGATTAGAAACTGGATTTTTAAATAATGATTACCAAAGATTATATGATAGTGATTATTATCAATATTTCTCATATTCAATAGAATCTCCAATTGATATTACACAATGGAATGATGTTGTAAGTAATATTAATCATACCTCTGGATTTAAAAAGTTTAGTGATATTTTAGTTCAATCTGAGAATTATAATACTGGATTATCTACATCTCAAGATCTTGGTAATTATTATGCAGAAAGTATATCCTCAGAATTTATTGATTTTAACTGTGTTCACGATTTTGATCTTGTAACTGAAAATTCATTTATCGTAAACAGAAGAGTAAGATCTAATGAAATTTATTTTGATTCTAGAATTTTACAAGACTACATTGAGTCAATAGGAAATAGAGTTTTACTCATTGATGACATTTCAGATAAATTTACCACAGCAGAACCAAGACCTTTCCAAGTAATTGATACTTTTGAGTTGGAAGAGGTAAGATATAGAAAATATTTTGTTTACATATATGATGTTTTAGATCCAACAAGAACAGAATCTTTATTTGTATCTCTGCTTCATGATGGAGTAGAAGGATACTTAAATCAATATGCAGTAATCTCTAGTGAAGATACAATGGGTTATTTTGATTTTAGAACTGAAATTGATAGATTTGGAGAATTACTTTTCTATCCTTCAGTTTCCGAAAGAAAGATTTACAAATACAATAATTTTTCAACAGGAATAGGTGATGCTCTAGTAGGTGCTGCTAATACTGAATTAAACTTTGGAGATATAGCAAAGATACAATATGTAAACACCATTATTCCATCAGATGATTCTGACCCAATTTCTTTACCAGGAATATCTACTGATCAACGTGCATGTAAATTATTGGTTACCATATCAGATACTGGGAATTCTTATTATCAATTTAATGAAATTAGCATTCTTCATAATGATGAAGAAGTTTTGATTAATAGTTTTGGTGATTTAAATAATCTAAATCTAACTCCATATTACTCTGCTGGAATAGTAACTTTTAGTGCATCACTTAATAGTGGTGATCTTGAAGTAATTTTACATCCAAATGTCGGAATAGGTACTTCTTTATTTGTAAATGCTACCATTACTTCTATTGGAAATACCGGAGTTACTGATAGCAATCTTCAAATTTTAGGAAATACATTTAATTCAAAATTTATATCTACAACTATGACTGGAGATATTCCAGAAAATAAATTAATTTTTACTCACTCAAGTAGATACAGCACTACATATAGTAATATTGTAATACAAGATAAAACTAATAATAGATTTGAATTCATTGAAATGAATACTTTATTAAATAATTCAAGACAAGAATCTTTAGTTGTTGAATATGGAGTATTGAACTTTGATAATTCCATAGGTCAATTTAATTCAGAAATTAACAATGTTTCTGGAAATTTTGAATTATACTTCACTCCCTATGAAGACATTGACTATGATATAAGAATATTAACAACCATTGTAGGACTTACCGATCAAGACGGAGCTATAACTATATGAGCAATATTACTTTTTCATCTTCTTCCGGTGAGTATAGGGATCCAACACTTGGAGAGGCAAATTCTTTTCTGTTAACATACAATGATTTGTTAATATTTGAAAGACCAATTGAGTCTCAAAATAATACAGTAATAAGAATACCAACGAACACAATAAGAATAATTAATCATTTTTATTCTTCAGGGGAAGAGTTGGAGTATCAATACTCCATAGAAAATGGGGATATTCCAATAGGAATTCAACCTACTGTAATCTCTGGAGTATCTACATCATATCTTCCAAAAACTTTTTATGTAATTAAAGTATCTGCTATTGATATCAGAGTTGCGGCAACTGCAGAAGATGCTCTTGCAGACCCTCCTAGACCTTTAATAATAAATTCTTTAGGGTTTGGTCAACATAAATTTTTATCTAAAAATCAAAATAAAAAATGTTTGATTACATTAGATAATGTTGCACAATCTCCAATTATTTCTACAGGATTGACTAGTTTTATAGAAGAAGAAATTGGAAGTGCAGAAACTGTTTTTGAAATTAATGATACTTCAGATTTCAAAGGTGGTAGCATTATAAAAATTGATAGTGAATATATGAGGGTATTTACAGTTGGCATAGGCACAACTGAAAACAATAAAATAAAAGTTGAAAGACCTATTTTAGGAACAAATGCTGAACCTCATTCTATAGGTTCAACTATTACGATTGTTCAGGGAAATTATAATATAATCGATAACATAATTTATTTTGCATCTGCTCCATATGGTAATGATTTGTCTAGATTAGATCAAAATGTTTCTGGTTCTGATTTGGAGTATACAAATTTAGATTCTAGATCTAGATTTAGTGGAAGAGTCTTTTTAAGATCTGGCGTTCCTCTTGGAACTGAAGAAGCATATGAAAAAAATTATTTGTTTGATTCTCTTTCTGAAAATTTTGATGGTTATAAAAGATCTTTTACCTTAACTGAGAATGGTGAAACTGTTAGTGGAATATCTAGTGATAATGCAATAGTATTAATAAATGATATATCACAAACTCCTTCAAGAACTACAGGAATTATAATAGATAATGACTTTTTTCTTGAAGAAACCGCAGGAATAACTTCTATTACTTTTGTTGGTACTGCTGCATCTGTTGCATATGATGTAAATACATCACAACTTCCTAGAGGTGGAATAATTTTTTCAATTGGATCTACTGAAGGATTTGGATATCAACCAACAGTTTCTGCTGGAGGAACTGCATTGGTTTCATTGGCTGGAACAATACAATCTATTAGTATTGGTAATAGTGGGTCAGGATATCGTCCTGGAATTCAAACTTCAGTAAAAGTTGGAGTTAAAACACAAAGTAATTCTATTGAATATGTTGGAATAGCATCCATCCAAAATGGTAGTGTTGTTGGAGTCAGTATAACAAATCCAGGTTCTGGATATAGTAGATTAACCCCACCAAAAGTAGTCTTTGATCTTCCATTACAATATTGGAGTTTACCTTTAAAATATAGTTCTTTTTCTCAACCTGGAGTTGGAACTGAAGCAACTATTGATGTAGTGGTTGGTCAAGGATCTAGTGTTATAAAATATGATGTTAGGAATCTTGGATTTGGATATAAACCAGGAGATATTTTAACAGTAGATGTTGGTGGACAAAGTGGTATACCAACCGATTCATCCTTATCCTTTAAAGAATTTCAGGTATATGTTACTGAAGTCAAAAATGATGAGTTTAACTCTTGGTCAATAGGACAGTTGCAAGTAATTGATAATATAGATAATTTATTCGATGGCGAAAGAAGAGTATTTCCAATTTCAATTAATGGTAATAGAACTTCAATTAGACCTAGACTCGGATTTGATATTGATATAGCAGCAAATCTAATTATTACTATTAACAATGTTTTACAAGTTCCTAAAAAATCATACGATATAAGAGGTGGAAGTTTAATTACATTTACAGAACCTCCAAGAGAAGGTGATAAATGCAGGATACTATTTTATAGAGGAACTAGAAATGTAGACACTAGAGATAAAGATATTCTAGAAACTATTAAAGAAGGTGATAATGTTAGAATTTATGATAGATCTAGGGATTTAGATCAAGTATCTAGAAGTGTTGAAGAAGTACTTACTTCAGATACAATAAGAACAAACATATATGGTGGACAGGGAATTACAAGAGATCAAGATTTAAGAAGACCTTTGATTTGGTGCCGTCAAACAGACGATAAATTTATAAACGGAAAAGAAGTTACAAAAGATAGAATAATTTATGAACCTTTAATTTATCCGGAAACTTATTTAATACAACCAGTAAGTGCTTCAAGTACTGAATTCTTTGTTGAAAATATTAAAACATTTTTTGATAGTTCAAATGAATTTGAAATATCAAAAGAATCTCAAGATAAAATTTTATTATTATCCCAAAAAGAAATTAGAGCAGGATTTGCAACTGCACTAATAGTATCTGGCGAAGTTGACGATATACAAATTGTAGATTCTGGTATTGGATATACAACTAGTCCTTCTGTTGTAGTATCTTCTCCACTTGGAAATGGATCTACGTGTACTGCTACTGTAAGCATAAATTTAAATGGAGAAATTACTTCTATTAATATAGTTAATCCTGGATCAGGATATACTTCAAGTCAACCCCCAAATATACTCATTGAAGAACCTTCTATTTTCTATGAAATAGTTGAAGGAGTTGAATATGAGGGAGATTTTGGAACTATTGTTGGAGTTGGAACAACGACAATTACTGGAACTCTAGGACTTATTTTTGACTTCTCAATTCCTATTCATTCCTATGTCAGACAACAATTAACTGATAGAGTAGGAATAGCAACTACTGGAATTAGTGGAATAAAAACTGATTATTATTTTAAAGTTTCCAATTCAAATCTTGGCACTAATATAGATTCTCTGAGAACTGATAATTCTTCCATTGGAATTAGTACTAATTTTATGGATAATGTATATCAGGTTTATGATTATGATATTAAATTAAAAGATATGCCAGGAATAGGAGTTACTTATATTAATTCAGTTTTAGTAAAAGTATCAAATATAGATAATATTATTGGATCTTCTGTTACAGGTTATTATGGAGATTATAGTTGGGGTAAGATATATACTTCTAGAAGAAGATCTCCAAAAGAATTTAATTCTTATCCCGTTGGTATAACTTCTTCCACTATTGTTAGAAGGTTTAATCCCCTTAAATATTTAAATTATTTTGCATAAATAGATAAAAAAGTAAAAATGCCAGCAATAATAACAGATCAATTAAGAATATCAAAGGCAAAGAATTTTGTTGAAAGATTTTCTTCTGAAGATCAATCTTATTACGTTTTTGTGGGTCTTCCTAATTCTTCTGAGTATGATTCGGAGTGGAATGAAAGTCCTCCATCACCAAAAGATTCTTTTGATGATGAAAATGATTATTGGGATACAATGATTGCCTTGAAAAAAATAAAAGAAGAAGATGTAAAGCAGTGTATTAGAAAAATTGATTGGGAAAGTGGTGTTACTTATGACATGTATAGACATGATATAAGTAGAAATAATGTTGCTAATGCAACAGGAGCAACTAGTTTATATTCTTCTAACTTTTATGTATTAAACAATGAATATAAAGTTTATATTTGTTTGAATAATGGAACAACTCCAGAAAATCCAAACGGAAGACCTTCTTTAGATGAACCAATTTTTACTGATTTGGAACCAAGATCTGCTGGAGATAGTGGAGATGGATATATTTGGAAATATCTTTTTACAGTTAATCCCTCTGATATTATAAGATTTGACAGTACTAATTTTATTCCTGTTCCTAAGAACTGGGGAATAGAGGCACAAACTTCTTTAGTAAAGAATAATGCAACAACTAGTGGACAGTTAAAAACTATTCTAATAGAAGATAGAGGTAGAAATCTAGGTCCAAGAAATAGAATTTATACTAATGTTCCAATAAAAGGAGATGGGACTGGAGCAACTGCAGTAATATTAGTAGATAATGATTCAAAAGTTCAATCTATAACTGTGTCCAGTGGAGGATCTGGGTATACTTATGGAACTGTAGATTTGGCAAATAGTGGAATACCAGTTTCCGGAAATACTCTATTACCATCATTTAAAGTAATAATTCCCCCAAAAGGTGGACATGGGTATGATATTAATAGAGAACTTGGAGCATACTATGCAATGATCTATTCTAAAATTGAAAATGATACTGAAAATCCAGATTTTATTGTTGGAAATGAAATCTCTAGAATTGGAATAGTTCAAAATCCTGAACAATATGGATCAGATTCTATTTTATCTCTTGAAAAAGCAAGTGCATTAAATGCATTAAAACTTATAGGAATAGAAAACACAGATGATTTTAAAAATGCAAGGTTTACTGCTGATTCTTTAGTGACACAAACTGTAGGAACTGGAATTACTGCTGTTGGAAAAGTAATTTCGTATGATTCTAATACAGGAGTTTTAAAATATTGGCAAGATAGAACCTTGTATGGATTTAATCCAGATGGGTCAAAAAATTCATCACCAACTTATGGATTTGAATTAGAATCTTTTACTTCAAATCCAGGTACAGGAGGATCTTTAGTGATAGAAGGTGGATCCATCAATTTGCAAATCGATTCTAATTATGGATCAAATACAAATCCAGGTATAACTACAGTAATAAATAATAGGACATATCAACTTGGTCAATTTTTTGTAAATGGTGTTTCAGTGCCAGAAGTTAAAAAAAATTCTGGCAATGTCGTTTATGTAGACCATAGACCTTCTATTACTAGGTCACAAAACCAAAGAGAGAATATCAAAATCGTTTTGCAATTCTAAAGAATTATGCCACAGGAAACTAACCTTAACGTATCTCCTTATTTTGATGATTTTGATCAAAATAAGAACTATTATAAAGTTCTTTTTAAACCTGGATATCCTGTTCAGGCTAGAGAGTTAACTACTTTACAATCAATATTACAAAACCAAATAGAAAAGTTTGGTGATCATATATTTAAAGAAGGTGCTAAAGTAATTCCTGGGCAAACTAGTTACAACAATTTTTATAATGCAGTAGAACTTAATAATGAATTTTTAGGCATTAATGTATCTTCCTATATTAGCGCCTTTATTGGAGTTAAAGTAAAGGGGGAAAGATCTGGAATATCTGCAGTTATCAATAAGGTTTTAACTTCAAACGAATCTGAAAGAGGAAACGTAACAATCTATGTTAGTTATTTAAATGCTAACACTCAAAATAACGAAAGTTTCTTTTTTGAGGATGGTGAAAATTTATTAGTTGAAGAAAGTATAGTCACTTCAAATAATGCTTTTCTTGCTGGGGAATCTTTTGCTTCAACTATTTCATTGAATGCAAACTCTTTTGGATCTTCATTTACTGTATCTAATGGAGTTTATTATCTTAGAGGGCATTTTGTAACTGTTCCCACCCAAACTATAATTTTAGATCAATATACAAACACACCAGATTATAGGATTGGGTTTACTGTAGTAGAAGAAATTATAACATCTTCTTTTGATGAAACTTTAACTGATAATGCTAAAGGATTTAATAACTATGCTGCACCAGGAGCAGATAGATTAAAAATTACAGCACTTTTAGATAAAAGAACATTAGATGATAATAATAGTCAAAATTTTGTAGAAATTGCAAGGGTTCAAGGTGGTATTATAAGAGATACTCCAAATGATACTCTTTATAATCTTATTAATGATAAATTTGCAAAAAGAACATTTGAAGAATCTGGAGATTACTATGTAAAAAGATTTCAAGTTAGTTGTGAAGATTCATTAAATGATAATCTAGGTAATAATGGAATTTTTGCGGAAGGAAAAAGAACATATGATGGGAATATAGCAAATGAAGATCTTGCTGTATATAAGATATCACCAGGAAAAGCATATGTTAGAGGTTATGAAGTTGAAGTAAATTCACCTACATTTTTAGATATATCTAAACCAAGGACTACTAAAAATTCCGGTGATGAATCAGTTCCATATTATACTGGACCAACATTAGCAATTAACCGAGTTACTGGAGCACCAACTATAGGAATTGGAAATTCTTATGTAATAAGTTTAAGAAATAGTAGAATAGGGGATATAAACACTTCTGCTGCGGGAGAAGAAATTGGAGTAGCAAGAGTATTTGATTTTGCATTAGAAGAAGGATCATATAGAACTGGAGAATTACTAGATTCTAATAGATGGGACATTTCTCTTTATGATATTCAAACTTATACCAAAATAACTCTAAATCAACCTATAACACTAACTACACCAACTTATGTAATAGGAAACTCAAGTGGTGCTGTTGGTTATCTAAAAGATAATGTTTCTAATTCTACTGTAATTACTTTATATAATACAAATGGAAAGTTTCTAAAAAATGAATCTTTTACTTTTGATGGAATAAGAAATAGTAGAGTTGCAGTAGCAGTAACTTCTTATAGTATCTCAGATGTTAAATCAATTTATTCTGATGATTCTTCATATATTTTTAATGGGGATACAATACAAAGTAATTTTTATACTATCGGAATTTGTTCAATAACTAGAGCATCATCTGCAGGAATTTCAACTATTACTATTCCTGGATTAGATTATTTGGATAATTTAAAAGTAAATGATGTCATAAGTTTTACTAATTCTTCTACGGCTGCGACACGTAATTATGCAAAAATTACAGAATTATTTACTGATGATATATCAACATTTGCAAAAATTGTTGGAGTATCAACTATTGTTGGTGTTTGTGAAGGAAAACTTCCAACCTCAAATATTTCAGTTACTGATTTAACTGTTTTAACAACAAATTATTTGCAGGGGTCTAATAATTTCTTATATTCTCCATTATCAAAACAGAATGTATCTGATGTTGATTTGACGAATTCCAATTTAAACATACGAAAACAATATACAGTAAATATAACTAGCAATTCTACTGAAACAATTCAGGCAGATACAAATGAATTTTTCCTACCTTATGATGAAGAAAGATATTCCTTATTTACTTCTGATGGAACATTAGAACCACTATCAGAAGATAAAGTTCAAATTTCTTCTGATGGAAGACAATTACAAATTAAGGGGTTGAATGCTTCCAGTAGTACAGGGGCAAATTTAATTGCAACATTAAGAAAAATTAATGTAAAATCAAAAATAAAGAAAAAAGCAAGAGTTAGAACTTTAGTAGTAGATAAATCTACTGTCACTACTTCTGGAATTGGAACCACTACAAGAAATGATGGGTTACAATTTGGAAATTATCCATATGGAACAAGAGTTCAAGATAAAGAAATATCATTAAATGTTCCCGATATAATAAAAGTTTATGGTATTTTTGAGTCTCTAGATATTTCTACCCCATCAGCACCAAATGCTGTTTTATCTACAATAGTAAGTCCTAATGCATCTACAATTGATTTAGTAATTGGTGAAAAAATTATAGGTAAAAGCAGTAATTCTATTGCAATACTTGCAGAATTACCATCATCTAATCAAATTACATTTGTTTATCAAAACGATTCAACATTTACAATTGGAGAAACTGTAGAATTTAAAGAATCTGGAGTAGTTGCAATAATAAGTTCTTTAGAAACCCCAAGCAAAAATATAACAAAATCTTTTACTTTTGATAATGGACAAAGAGATACATTTTATGACTATGGAAGAATTATTAGAAACGAAGGAATTTTAGAACCTCAGAAAAAAATAAAAGTATACTTTGAATATGCATATTATGATTCTCAAGATGATGGGGATATTACAACGGCAAATTCTTATCAGTTATTTGATTATAAGAATGAAATTTCTTATCATAATGGATATAGAGTAACTGATATTGTTGATATAAGACCTAGAGTTTCTGATTATACAGTTGCTTTAAATGAAAGATCACCATTTGAATTTGAAGGAAGAAAATTTAATCAGCAAGGAAATAGTTCAACTAATATTTTAGCTTCTGATGAATCCATACTTTTAAACTATAATTTTTATCTACCAAGAATAGATAGAATATTTGTCAATAGAAATGGAGAATTTATTGTTAAATCCGGTGTTCCCGATGAAAATCCAAAACCACCACAACCAGTAGATGAATCATTAGAAATAGCAAATATATTTCTTCCCCCATACCTTTATGATACTAAAAAGGCATCAATAACATCGTTTGATTATAAGAGATATCAAATGTCAGATATCTCAAAACTTGAAACTAGGATTAAAAATCTAGAATATTATACTACTTTATCATTGTTGGAATCTGAAACCTCAAATTTACAAATTTTAGATTCTTCTGGACTTAATAGATTTAAATCTGGATTTTTTGTTGATAATTTCAGTTCTTTGTCTACACAAGAAGATAGGATTGGAATTAGAAATTCAGTAGATCCATTCTTTAATACATTAAGACCATCTCATTATACTACTTCAATTGATCTTTTACTTGCAACAAAAGGTGGACTTGGAATTGGTGCAACTACAAATGAGGACCTCCAAAATATATCAAGCGAAGACATAATTGGATCTAATATAAGAAAGTCTGGAGATATTATAACATTAACTTATACTGATAAAGAATTTATTAAGCAACCTTATGCAACTAGAGTAGAAAATGTTCAACCATATATCTTAACTTTCTGGGAAGGAGATATTAAACTTAATCCTTCTTCAGATATATGGATAGATACAGTTAGATTAGATCCGTTGACAATTGAAATGGAAGGAAATTATTTGTCAACGTTAAATCAATTAGCATTAACTGAAGGGGTAAATCCACAGACTGGATTAGGTCCAGTTGTTTGGGGGTCTTGGTCTTTACTTGGTTATGGAACTCCAAGGTGGGCTGATGCTAGAACCCAATCCCAAGGAGGGACAGCAGAATCTGAAGCACTTAGAAATGCCTTTACGGCAGAACAAACTGCCAATCCATCCAAATTTACTTGGGTAGGTGGAAGTAGAGCTGCGTCTAATGCAGGAGTAATTCCAACTACAGGTTTATACGTTCAAGTTGTAGATGCTTTATATGGAAGAAGTGGAACCCAATTAAAAGTAACTGAAACATTTGAAACTCAATCTTTAGGTTCTTCAGTAGTTTCTGTAGATATACAACCATATATAAGATCAAGAAATGTAGAGTTTAGAGCAGATAAGTTAAAACCAAATACTAAACTTTATGCATTTTTTGATGGAGTTAATGTGACAAATGAATGTTTTCCAAAGTTAGTTCAAATAACAATGAATTCTGGAACATTTATTGTTGGAGAAACGGTTGATATTAAAATATCAGGACAATCTTCCATTTTAGGTTCTTTTAGATTAGCAACTCCAAATCATAAAAAAGGAAAATTTGATTCTCCATCTCAAACATTTACTGAAAATCCTTACAATATAGGGCAAACTATTCCTTCTTCATACTCTTCAACTTCTACATTATTAAATGTTGATACTGCATCAATGTCATTGATGTCCGATACTTCATATTACGGACTAATTAAAAAAGATTACACTTTAGTAGGAAGAACAAGTAAGGCAATTGCTACTGTTAGTAATATTTCACTGGTTAGTGATAATTTTGGTGATATTGTAGGATCTTTCTTTATTCCTAACCCAAATATTATTCAAAATTTAAAATTTAAATCTGGAATAAGATCATTTAGACTAACCAGTGATAGTGATAACACCTTTATTCCTGGATCTGGAGGAACTGCAGCAGAAACTAATTATTTTGCTGAAGGAAAAACTCAGAAAATACAAGAAAAAATTCTTTCAATAAGAAATGCAAAAGTTACTTCAATAGCAGCGGGAAGTCAAACTAAGACTGAAACTCAATTTACTGGTCTTTATATTGATCCACTAGCACAATCATTTGCCTGTGATGAACCTAGTGGAGTATATTTAACTAAAATTGATGTATATTTCCAATCTAAAGATGCTTCGATTCCAGTATCTTGTCAGATTAGAACTATGGATTTGGGAACTCCTACTCAAACAATATTACCTTTTAGTGAAGTTACTCTAACCCCTGATCAAGTTAATATTTCTGACGATGCATCTGTTCCAACTACTTTTGAGTTTGAAAGTCCAGTTTATATAGAAGGAAGTCAAGAATATGCAGTTGTATTACTTTCTAATTCAACTTCATATTTTGTTTGGATTTCATCTATACTAGGAAGAGATCCTGAAGGTGATGATGAAGGGGAGTTTATACCTCCAACAGATACTTTGACAGGGGAAAGAATAACTACACAACCAATACTAGGATCATTATTTAAATCTCAAAATGCCTCAACTTGGACTCCAAGTCAATATGAAGATTTGAAATTTACCTTGTATCGTGCTGAATTTAGCACAAATCCTGGAACAATTAATTTCTATAATCCCCAACTAACTAAGGGGAATGCTCAAATTCCAACATTAACAAATAATCCTCTAGATTTTATTTCTAGAAAAATTAGAGTAGGATTGTCTAATACAATAACAGAATCTGATTCTAATTTTCCAGTTGGAAGCACAGTTTTTCAATCAAGTAGTGGTGCTTTTGGAATTTATGCTGGTAAGGTTGGACTTGCCACAGGAGGAACTGCTCCAGGAGGTTCTGGAATTAATATAGACAACCCTGGCATAGGATATACTCCTTCCAGTGGATCCTTATTATACTCAAATATTCCACTAATATCAATCACCGGATCTGGAAATGGTGCTACTGCAGATATTACCATCCAAGATGGAGTTGCCATAGGTGCTACAATAGTTACTGGAGGATATGGATATCAAGTTGGTGATGTATTAACTGTAAATAATTTAGGAGCAGATAATCTTGGAAGAAATTTAAGAATTTCTGTAGGAATAGTAAGTTCTTTTAATGAAATTATTTTAGAGGATGTTCAAGGTGAATTTAATACTGGAGTAGGAGTAGGTAATACACTTCAATTTGTAAATTCATCTGGAAACTTTGTTCAGTTAAATTCTGGTAGTGGAGGAAATATTACTCCAATTTCTCCAATTATTGTTGAAAATGATGGATTGCACTTTAGAGTAAGACATTTAAATCACGGAATGCATTCTACATTAAATTATGTTCAATTAAGTGGAGTGACTCCAGATGTACCTCCATCAAAAATAAACTCTGATCTATCAAGTGTATTTGTTGGATCTCTAAGTGTAACCAATTCTGATAATTTCACAACTTTTGAAGGTCTTAATGTATCTCCAACAAATCCAGGTTATGCAATAATTGATGGAGAAATTATTAAATATACCAGTGTTAGTAATAACTCTTTAAATATCACAGAAAGAGGAATAGATAATACCATTATTTCTTCTCATTCTGTAGAGAGTGAAATTAGGAAATATGAAATAAATGGAGTTTCTTTATTAAGAATAAATAAAACTCATAGATTGGAAGATGCTACTATTGATAATGCAATTGGATTAGATTATTATACTTTAAGATTAAGTCAAGAAGCATTTACAAGTGAAGATTCTACATTAGAAATTGCTGATAGAACTCCTTCTTCTAGTTTAAAACCTGCTCTTTATTTCAGAGACAGTAAATTTGATGGTGGAGTTGATGTTTCTTGCACCCAAAATATGCAATTTGAATTACTTACACCAATAATTGAAACTTTTACTCCAGGATCTACTAACATATCAAGTCAAGTTAGAACAGTTAGTGGAAAAAGTATTTCTGGAAACGAAGAGTCTTTCGTTGATCAAGGATTTAGTCCAATTAGTTTAGGAGTTTATAATTATTTCCCAACCCCAAGACTGATTTGTTCCTCTGTGAATGAAAGTAATCTATTGACAGAGTTGCCTGGAAATAAATCACTTAATGTATTGCTAACCTTGTCTTCAGCAGATTCAAGACTATCCCCTTGTATTGATTTAACAAGAACTAGTATTATTACTACAACTAACAGAGTTAATAAAATAGTTGGAGATAATGAATATCCAGGAGATAATAGAGTAAACTCTTTAGTGAGAGATCAAAATGCATTTTTATATGTAACAAAATCTATAAGATTACAAAATCCAGCTACATCTTTGAAGTTATATGTATCTGCAGATATTAATATCTATTCTGATATGAGAGCTTTATATTCAATTGACAATAAGGAAAATTCAGATCCAGTATTTGAATTATTCCCTGGATATAATAATTTAAATAATTTGTTAGAAACTGTTAACCCAGAAAATAGTGATGGTAGACCAGATATATTCACTGAAAAAAATTCTATTTTAGACTTTGAAAATAATAATTTTGTAGAGTATGAATTTACTGCAAATAATTTACCATCATTCACATACTATAGAATAAAATTAGTTATGACTTCTACTAACCAATCATATGTTCCTCAATTGAAAGACGTTAGAGCAATTGCATTAGCATAATTATGTCTGATTTAATCCCCATAAAAGATCAATTGGGTCTCTTAAGAGACCCTGAAACAAACTCAATTATAAATGTTAGTAGATCTCAATATAATAATTATTTGAGATTAAAAGAACAAAAAAGAAAAGAAAAAGAAAATCATCTTAATCTTGAAGAAGAGGTTCTAAAGTTAAAAGATGACATTAATGAAATTAAAAGTATGCTGAAATCTATATTAAATCAATAATATTATAGATAATATAGGTACTGATAATTCTAATGGCACAACCATCAACCCGACAAGAATTAATCGATTATTGTCTAAGAAAACTAGGTGCTCCTGTTCTTGAAATAAACGTTGCTCAAGAGCAGATAGAGGATCTTGTCGATGATGCCATTCAGTTATTTCAGGAAAGGCACTTTGATGGTGTTTATCAGACTTTTCTTAAGTATGAAGTAACCCAAGAAGATATTCAAAGAGGAAGATCTAAAACTTTTGATTCAGTCGGAGTTACTACTTCTACAGTTTCTGCAAATATAACAGGAACTCCCACAGATTTTAACTATTATGAAACTGGAAATTATTTACCAATACCTCCTCACGTAATTGGTGTTAATAAAATATTCCAATTTGAAGGGTCTAATACACTTTCAAGTGGAATGTTTAGCATTAAGTATCAAATATTTTTAAATGACATTTATTATTGGGGATCAATTGATCTTTTAACCTATTCAATGGTAAAAACTTATCTTGAAGATTTAAATTGGTTATTGACAACTCAAAAACAAATTAGATTTAATAAAAGACAAGATAGACTATATCTAGATATTGATTGGGGATCATTAAGACCAGGAGAAATTTTAGTCATTGATTGTTATAGAATGATGGATCCAAATGATTTTTCAAAAGTTTGGAATGATTCATTTTTGAAAGAATATTTAACTGCTTTAATTAAAAAACAGTGGGGACAAAATCTTATTAAATTCCAAGGAGTTAAACTTCCCGGTGGTATTGAATTGAATGGCAGACAATTATACGATGATGGTCAAAGAGAAATAGACATTATACTTGAGAAAATGTTCTTAACATATGAACTTCCTCCATTAGATATGATAGGATAAACATATGTTAAATCCATTCTTTCTTCAAGGATCAAAATCAGAGCAAAATCTAATTCAAGATCTTGTAAATGAGCAGTTAAAAATTTATGGAGTTGATGTCTATTACTTACCTAGGCAGTATATAACTGAAAAAACTGTAGTAAAAGAAGTAGTAGAATCACAATTTAATTTTGCTTATCCAATTGAAGCTTATATTGATTCTTATGATGGATTTGCAGGTCAGGGAACAATTCTTTCTAAATTTGGTGTTCAAGATATTGATGATTTGAATCTTATAATTTCAAAAGATAGGTATGACATTTACATTCGTGAGTTAATTAAAAATCTTCCTGATATAAAACTTTCTAGTAGACCAAAGGAGGGGGATTTAATCTATTTTCCATTTGGAAATAGATTGTTTGAAATTAAATTTGTAGAGCACGAAAAACCTTTTTATCAACTAAGAAAAAATTATGTGTATGAGTTAAGATGTGAACTCTTCAGATATCAAAATGAAATTATTAATACTGGACTAGAATTCATTGATGATCCTCTAAGTGGTGGATATGACACTGACGGCACCGGAGATGACCTAGAAGGAAGAGACCAGTACAGTGTGACCCAAACCTTACAGTTAATAGGAATTGGAAATACTGCTACTGCAACAACTCAAATTAGAAATGGTGGAGTTAGATTAGTTACAGTCACTAATAGAGGTTCTGGATATAAAACAAGTCCAACCGTTTCATTTTCTGCCTCTCCCACATTTAATGGAACTGCCTCTGGAATTGCAACAATGATAGGAGGAATTGTTGACTTATGCGAACCAAGTCCAACCTTGTTAAGAGTTCAAGGTGTAGAAATAACTGACCCAGGTTATGGATATATAACTCCTCCGAAAGTTTCTTTTAATGGAGGTGGTGGATCTGGAGCAGAAGCATTCTCAACAATAGGAGATGGTATTGTTGGTCCAATTAATATCACTGATAGGGGATCTGGTTATGTTAATCCTCCATCTGTGACTTTTGTGGGAGTGTCATCTATTGCTGCTCAAGCCGTAGCTATATTAAATCCTGCTGGAGAAGTATCTCAAATCAGAATAATAAATGCTGGTCTTGGATATACAGTATCTCCACAAGTTCTCATAAGTTCTCCAGAAACTATCGTTGGATTTGGAACTTATAAGTATAACGAAAAAGTAGTAGGAAGTTCAAGTGGTGCTACGGCAATTGTAAAATCCTGGAATATTTTAACGAAGGTATTAGAAGTTTCAAATTCTACTGGTGTCTTTATTTCTGGAGAAACTGTGACTGGAGAAGAATCTAATGCTACTTACAGTATTAGATCTACTAATTTAAATAGATTAAATGATAATTATGGACAAAATGATGTAATTCAACAAGAAGCTGATGATATATTAGACTTTAGTGAAGCAAATCCCTTTGGAATACCTTAAAATGTTAAATATAGTATAACAAGAGCAAGCCAATGTTTGAATACTTCTATCACGAAATATTTAGAAAAACAATCATAGGATTTGGTTCATTATTTAATGATATAACCATTAAACAATCCAATGATCAAGGTCAAACAACTTCTTTAATAAAAGTGCCTCTTGCTTATGGTCCAATTCAAAAGTTTTTGGCAAGGGTAGAGCAGCAACCAAATTTAAATAGTCCAGTTCAAATAACATTGCCAAGAATGTCGTTTGAATTTAATGGATTATCTTATGATCAGTCAAGAAAATTAACAACTACACAAAGTTTTTTATCTAAGTCAGTAACAGATTCAACTGATATAAAGAAAACTTATATGCCGGTTCCATACAATATGGATTTTGAATTAAATATCTTTACTAAGTTTAATGATGATATGCTTCAAATTATTGAGCAAATTTTGCCATATTTTCAACCTTCATATACATTATCAATAAATTTAATCGAGACAATAGGAGAAAAAAGAGATGTCCCTATTGTATTGAATAGTATTCTAATGCAAGATGATTATGAAGGTGATTTCACTACAAGAAGAGCTTTAATATATACCCTCAAATTTACAGCTAAAGTTTACTTGTTTGGACCAGTATTCAGTGGTGCATCCAAGGATATTATCAAAAAAGTTTCTCTTGGATTTGTTTCTGGGGACACCAGATCTGTTTCAAGAGATCTTACTTATTCAGTTGAACCAGTAGCAACAAGAAGTTATAGTGATCAAGCTACTACTATATTAAGTAATGACGTTCACATTGATTCTACAATGATAGAAGTGCAGAATGCTTCTAACATACCAGAAAAATCTTATTTTACTATAAATAATGAGACTTTATATGTTTCCAGTAAAAATGGAAATGTTCTTAATGTTGTTAGAGGTTCTTATGGAACTCCAATAACAAGTCACGTTTCTGGATCTGAGGTTAAAGTAATCACAGCACAGGATAATGCTCTAATACAAATTGGAGATGATTTTGGATTTAGTGGGTTAGATTTTGGTTAAACTTATGTCTAAAAAATTCGATAAGTTAAATGAAGTGTTTAATGTTTCAAGTGAAATTGTGTCAAAAGATTTAAATTTTTCTAAATTAGAAAAAGTTGATTCTGAAGAGGATCCTAAATCATTAATTAGTGATATAAAGAAAGATTATGAATACTCTAGGGGAAATTTTTATTCCATAATTGAAAAGGGGCAAGAGGCAATTAATAGTGTTCTAGAACTTGCACAAGAAACTGAGTCTCCAAGAGCATATGAAGTAGTTGGTCAATTAATTAAGAATGTTTCTGATGCAACAGATAAATTAATGGAACTACAAAAGAAATTAAAAGATATAGAAGAAGTTAAGCAATCTAGTGGTCCTACTAATGTGACAAATGCTTTGTTTGTTGGATCTACTGCTGAACTATCAAAGTTATTAAAAAATAAGTTAACACCAGAAGAAAAATAAATATGCTAGATCAAGCAGTATTAGAATTAAAGAAAAAACTATTAGAATTAGATAATATTTCTTATGATTCTATTGACAGTCTAATGAGAAAAATTATGAAATCATATAATGTCACTGCTAAAGAACTTCATAATTCTTTTAAAAATAAATATAAAAAGACACCAGACGATTGGATCAAGGGGAAAATGAAAAAAATTCACGAAGACCATAAAGAAATTGCATCTGGGGAAAAACCAGATGATGAAGGTTATATGGCAAGAAATGAATTGGATTCAATTGAGAACGCAGTTCAAAATCTTAGAAAGTCTATAAAGTCTGGTAAACAGCAACTCCCTGCTTGGGTTCAATCAAAAATCACAAAAGCAGCAGACTATATTGATACTGCAGCAGAGTATCTTCAAAGTGATGAAAAGGTTGAAGAACAAATAAGTCATACTATTGATCCCAAATCTCATAGAACAACCCAAAAACAAGCAAAAATAAGAGGTCTAACTAAAAGTCCAAATCCAAATGAAGCAAAAGTTGCTAAGTCAAAATTAAAAGGTCCTTCTCTTCCATTCAAAGAAGAAATTTCTTTAGTAGAAAAAATTCTCGGAGAAGAAAAGTGTGGAAAGGGGATGTATTGGTGTAATACTGATAAAGTATGTAAGACTTTGCCTGAGGGAATGAAAGTTCCTGGACAAAAAGTTAAACCAACTGAAGTTGGAATAGGTAAACCAGTTGGAGAATCTTGTGCTCATACTGGTGAAGGAAAACCCTGCCCTATTCACGGAAAGAAAAAGTGCCCAATGTCAGAAGAAAAGGATCCAAAAGGTCCTACAAAATCTTACAAAACACCAGAAGAAATTGCTAAAAAACACGGAGTTTCTGTTGAAGAAATTAAAAAGCAATTAGAAATTGGGACAAAAGTTGAATTTGAACATACTACAAGTAAAAGTGAGGCAAGAATAACAGCACTTCAGCATTTAGATGAACTTCCAAATTATTACACTAAACTCAAAAAGATGGAGACTCAAAAAGAGAGTTCCATAGTGAGGGATGCTGATGGAAATTATTATGTCGAATTTATTGATATTATTAAATCTGGATCTATAGAAGAAGAGAATCCTGGTCTTTGGGCAAATATCCATAATCGTAGAAAAAAAGGTTTACCTAGAAAAAAACCGGGACAAAAAGGATACCCAAAAACATTAGATATAGAAGAGGGTATTGAGCAAGCAAGAAAAAATGTTGGAGCGACTAAATGTTGGAAAGGTAAAAAATTAGGAAATCCTCCAACAAAAATAAAAGATGGAAAAGAAGTTCCAAACTGCGTTGATGAGGCAGCAAGAATGCCTGCAAAAACAGGAAATAATGTTTTTGTAACTTTATCTTGGAGAGGTAAGTATTATTCAATACAAGTATTTTTCCCACAAGCAAAAGTTCCATCTAGATCTGAAATATCCGATGAGATACAAAAAATTTATCCAGGATCTAGAGTAGTAACTCATAGAATTGCAGATTTTACTCCAGGAGAACCTATACTTTATGCGAATAAAGGAGGAAGTGGAGGAAAATTGGGAGCAAATAAAAACTATGTAAAACCTATGGGAGAAGAGGTTGAAATACTTGATGAAAAAAAGTAGGTAAGGCAGAAATGCCTTGCAACAAACCAAAAGCACAAGCACACGGATCAGGAGAAACTGGAAAATCTCACGTAGTAAAAGCTTGCACTGATGGGAAAGAGAAATTAATTCGTTTTGGTCAATTGGGAGTAAAAGGTTCCCCCGAAAAAGAAGGTGAATCTGAATCTTATAAAAGTCGTAGAGAAAGATTCAAGGCAAGACACGCTAAGAATATAGCAAAGGGGAAAATGAGTGCTGCTTATTGGGCAAATAAAGTTAAATGGTAGGTTGAACTGAGTTATGGCTGAAGAATATTATCTTGGTAACCCGTTACTTAAAAAGGCAAATACTAAGATTGAATTTACAGAAGAACAAGTTATTGAGTGGATTAAATGTGCTCAAGATCCAGTTTATTTTGCTAGAAACTATATACAAATTGTAACTCTTGATCACGGATTATCAAAATTTGATATGTATCCGTTTCAAGAAAAAATGATTGATACTTTTCATAATAATCGTTTTAGTATATGTAAACTTCCTCGTCAGTCAGGTAAGAGTACTACAGTAGTTTCATATCTTCTCCATTATGCTATTTTTAATGATAATGTAAATATTGCAATTCTTGCAAACAAAGCATCCACTGCAAGGGATCTTCTTGATCGTCTTCAGACTGGATATGAAAATTTACCTAAGTGGTTGCAGCAAGGAGTCATATCTTGGAATAAAGGTTCAATGGAACTTGAAAATAAATCTAAGATTACTGCTGCTTCAACTTCAGCATCTTCAATCCGAGGTGGAACATATAATATTATTTTCTTGGACGAATTTGCTTTCGTTCCAAACACTGTTGCTGACAATTTTTTTAGTTCAGTTTATCCTGTAATTACATCTGGACAATCATCAAAAGTGATTGTGGTTAGTACCCCATACGGTATGAATCATTTTTACCGTTTATGGGATGATGCTCAAAAAGGAAGAAATGAATACTCTCCAATTGAAGTTCATTGGACTGATGTTCCAGGAAGAGATGAAGAGTTTAAAAGAACTACTATAGCAAATACTTCAGAATCTCAATGGAGACAAGAATTTGAATGTCTATTTTTAGGATCATCAGATACTTTAATATCTGGTCCTGTATTGAATCGACTAACATTTGATAATCCCAAAACATCAAATGCAGGGTTGGATGTTTATGAAGAGCCTCAAAAAGATCATACTTATGTCATTACCGTAGACGTTGCTCGTGGGGTTGAAAAGGATTTTTCTGCATTTGTGGTGATTGATGTGTCACAGTTTCCACACAAAGTAGTAGCAAAGTATAGAAATAATCAAATAAGACCAATACTTTTTCCAAATATAATCAAAGATGTAGCAAAATCATATAATAGTGCTTATGTTCTATGTGAGGTAAACGATGTTGGAGATCAAGTAGCAGCAGGACTCCATTATGATTTAGAATATTCTAATCTTCTAATGAGTTCAATGCGAGGAAGAGCTGGGCAAATTTTAGGGCAAGGATTTTCTGGTAAAAAAGTCCAACTTGGTGTAAAAATGTCCAAAACAACTAAAAAAGTTGGTTGTTTAAACTTAAAAACATTAATAGAAGATAATAAACTCGTTTTTAATGATCTTGAAATCATAAATGAACTTACTACATTTATCCAAAAAGGAAATTCGTTTGAAGCAGAAGAAGGAAAAAATGATGACCTAGTAATGTGTCTTGTAATGTATGCTTGGTTAATACTTCAAGATTATTTTAAAGAATTAACAGATCAAGATATTAGAAAAAGAATATATGAGGAGCAAAAAAACCAAGTAGAGCAAGATATGTCTCCTTTTGGTTTTATAGTAGATGGTATTAATGATGAAAATACATTCGTTGATAATGATGGAGATAGATGGTATACTGATGAGTATGGGGATCGTTCCTATATGTGGGAATATATAAGTTAGTCTTCTGTAATTTAAGTTTTTAATAAATATTTCTTAGATAAACTGAGACTAAGGAGAAAAAAATGGCGACTCCTCAATTATCTCCCGGCGTACTGATCCGTGAGGTTGATTTAACTGTAGGAAGAGCTGATAATGTTTTAGATAATATTGGAGCAATTGCGGGTCCGTTTGCAGTTGGTCCTGTCGATGAACCTATTGACATAACCACAGAACAAGAATTAATCAATGTGTTTGGAAGACCATCTTCAAAAGATGGTCAGTATGAGTATTGGATGAGTGCTTCTTCATTTCTTTCTTATGGAGGAGTATTGAAGGTAGTAAGAACTGATGGAGTAGAATTAGTAAATGCAAATGCTATTCGTAATTCTTCAGGGGTTTCAACTGTTGGACAAGATGACCTGAAAATTAAAAACTTTGATGATTATGAGGCAAATTATGCCGATGACATTGCAAACTATATTTTTGCAGCAAAAACTCCAGGTTCTTGGGCAAATAATCTAAAGGTTGCAATTATTGATGATAAAGCAGATCAAATTTTAGGAATAACAACTGAAACTGTAACTTTTTCAGCAGTAATTAACAATAGAGAGGGAATTATAGTAGGAGGAGCAAGTACTGTTGCTATTTCTACAGCTTCTATTGTAGTTGGTCAAGAAATTAGATGTAATATTAATGGTGTTATTTCTGCAGGAACTACGGTTACTGGTATTGGAAGTGATGGTACAATTTCAATTTCAAACCCATCTCTACAATCAGCTATTGTAGACAGTGAATTTGATTTTGGAACTACTACTGTAACTGGAGCAATTCAAGTAGGTTTTGCAGTTACAACAACCTTAAATAATGTTCCTTCAGCAGGAATTGGAACAACTACAGTATTTAATGGATTCTTGAAATCAATTGTAACTGGAGTAGGAAATAGTTCAATAGATGTTAAGATCACTTCAGTAGTTGATTCTTCAGGAGTAGAAACACCTATAACCTATGCTCAAAGAACACAGTTAAGATCATTTAGACCTGGAAATATTGTTAATATCTATGATCCCGAGGTTTCGGATTCAATTCCAGCAAGAACTGAGACTCTTGGTTCTTCTGCCGGTGATATTTTAGACTGGTATGATGAGCAAATTATATCTTTAGAAAATAGCTTAATTTTCTGGAGGTCAATTGCTCCAAAACCAGGAACATCACAATATGCAGCAGAAAGAAATTCAAGAAGTGACGAAATGCATATTGTTGTCATTGATGACACAGGTTCTGTTACAGGAATTCAAGGAAACATCTTAGAAAAGCATATTGGTCTTTCTAAAGCTGTCGATTCAATCTCAGCAGTAAATTCACCTCAAAAAAATTGGTGGAAAAATTATCTGTCAGTTTTTTCAGATTATGTATATGCTGGTGATAATCCTTCAGATGATTTAAATGTCAATGAACCAGTATTTGCAACAGGATTTAGTTCTGGGATCATTCCTTATACAGATCCTGAAGGACTTTGGAATTTAGAAGCACAAAATAGAACATTTAGTGCCATTGGAAACGTAACTTACACTTTATCTGGGGGTAAAGATTACGGTGATAATAAGGGAATGAATGCAACTCTTGGAGATCTATTTAATTCTTATCTCTTATTCTCAAACAGAGACGAGATTGCTGTAGATTATTTAATTATGGGACCAGGACTTGGAAATAAGTTTGAATCTCAAGCAAAAGCAAGTCATTTGATTTCTATCGCAAATGGAAGAAAGGATTGTATTGCTGTAATTTCTCCACATAGAGCAGATGTGATAGATATTACTAATTCTGATGTACAAACTGATAATATTTTAGAATTTTTCTCCCCACTTCCATCTTCATCATATGCAGTATTTGATAGTGGATATAAGTATACCTATGATAGATTTAACAATAGATTCCGTTATGTTCCTTGTAATGCTGACGTTGCAGGATTAATGGTTCGTACAAGTATATTTGCTTATCCTTGGTTCTCACCAGCAGGACAACAAAGAGGTATTCTTAATAATGCAATAAAACTTGCATATAATCCAAACAAAGCACAAAGAGATCAACTTTATCCATTGAGAGTCAATTCAATTGTTAATCAACCTGGAATTGGTATTCTCTTGTTTGGTGATAAAACTGCTCTTGGGTATGCTTCTGCTTTCGATAGAATTAACGTTCGTAGATTGTTCCTTACTGTAGAGCAGGCACTAGAAAGAACTGCTCAAGCACAGTTGTTTGAATTGAATGATGAAATCACTAGAGCAAACTTTGTAAATATTGTTGAACCTTATCTACGTGATGTTCAAGCAAAGAGAGGTCTCTATGGATTCTTTGTAAAATGTGATGAAACTAATAATACTCCTGACGTTATTGATAATAATGAATTTAGAGCTGATATTTTCTTAAAACCAGCTAAGTCCATTAACTATGTGACCCTTACTTTTGTTGCCACCAGAACTGGCGTTTCTTTTGAAGAAGTGGTTGGAACTGTTTGATTTTTATAAATTAATTACAAAGGAGGAATTCTAAAATGGCAACACTAAAAGGTCTTTCACAATTTAAATCTAAATTAATTGGAGGTGGTGCTCGTCCCAACCTTTTTGAGGTTTCTATACCAAGTTTCCCAGCAGGAGTATCTAATGCTCAGGGAGTAGGAGGTGCTTTTGATGCAGAAAATTTCACTTTTCTATGTAAAGCAGCAGCACTTCCAGCATCAATTATAGCACCAATTGAGGTTCCTTTTAGAGGACGTACTCTAAAAGTTGCGGGAGACAGAACATTTGATGTTTGGACCGTAACAGTAATAAATGATGAAAACTTCTCACATAGAAGAGCTTTTGAGTATTGGATGCAAAGTATTGGGCAATATTCAGACCATAGTGGTTTGACTGAACCCAATTCTTATATGACAGATGCTACTGTTCTTCAATTAGGAAGAACCGCAGTTGGTAGAGAAAGTGGTACTGGTACTGGCGGAAATGCTAATGTATTAGCACAGTATAAATTTAAGGATATTTTCCCCACCAACATCTCTGCAATTGATTTATCATATGATACTACTGATACAATTGAAGAATTTACTGTTGAGTTCCAAGTTCAGTTCTGGTATCCAGAGCAAGCAGGAAGTAATTCCGCACAAGGATAATAAATAGATAAACATCTAGAGTTCAGTTAAATTATGGCAAAATTATTTGGTTTTTCTATTGAAGATAATGATAAGATAAGTCCTTCTATAGTTTCCCCCGTTCCTCAGAATGATGAGGACGGGGTTGATTATTATCTAACCAGTGGATTTTTTGGATCTTATGTTGATATTGAAGGAGTATATAGAACAGAATTTGATTTAATTAAAAGATATAGAGAGATGGCACTTCATCCTGAAGTTGATAGTGCTATTGAAGATATTGTGAATGAAGCTATTGTTTCAGACCAAAACGACTCTCCTGTTCAAATAGAATTATCAAATTTAAATGCTAGTGATTCATTAAAGAAAAAAATAAGAGAAGAATTTAAATCTATTTTAGAATTAATGGATTTCGATAGAAAATGTCACGAAATCTATAGAAATTGGTATGTTGACGGAAGACTTTTTTACCATAAAGTAATTGATTTAAAGAAACCTCAAGAAGGAATACAAGAATTAAGATATATTGATTCTTTAAAAATTAGATATGTAAGGCAGCAAAAAATTTCAAAAAAAGATCAACCTAATGCATATACAAAAAATGATGATAACCCAATGGATTATATTTTTCCTGAAATAGAAGAATATTTCATTTATAATCCCAAGGGAAACTTCCAAAATTCAACTGGATTAAGTGATCTTAGTGGAGGTATTGCCAGTCGTGGAATAAAAATGTCCAAAGACTCTATTACATATTGCACTTCCGGACTTGTTGATAGAAATAAGAATACTATTTTATCATATCTTCATAAAGCAATTAAATCTCTCAATCAACTTCGTATGATTGAGGATTCTTTGGTAATTTATAGATTATCAAGAGCACCTGAACGTAGAATATTTTACATCGACGTAGGAAATCTTCCTAAGGTTAAGGCAGAACAATATCTTCGTGATGTAATGATGCGTTATAGAAATAAACTTGTCTATGATGCTTCTACTGGGGAAATTCGTGATGATAAAAAGTTTATGAGTATGCTTGAGGATTTCTGGTTACCTCGTAGAGAAGGTGGAAGAGGTACAGAAATTTCTACTCTTCCTGGTGGTCAAAATTTGGGAGAAATCACTGATATAGAATATTTTAAACAAAAACTTTATAGAGCATTAAATGTTCCCCCTTCCAGAATGGATGGAGAAGGTGGATTTAATCTCGGCAGATCTTCCGAAATCTTAAGAGATGAACTTAAATTTACTAAGTTTGTCGGAAGATTAAGAAAAAGATTTTCTGGTGTTTTTTATGATCTTTTAAGAACACAACTAATTCTTAAAAATATAATCACACCAGAAGATTGGAAAGAAATGTCTGAACATATTCAGTTCGATTTCTTATATGACAATCATTTTTCAGAATTAAAAGACGCTGAATTACTCACTGAAAGGTTAAACATTGCTGCTACAGCAGAACCTTACATTGGAAAGTATTTTTCTCAAGATTATGTAAGAAGAAATATATTGAAACAAACTGATGAAGAAATAATTGAACAAGACAAATTAATTAAAAAAGAAATAGAAGATGGTGTTATTCCAGATCCAAATATGCCAGTTGACCCAGAAACTGGAATGCCAATGGATATGGATCCAGTTCCCGGTGATAACATAGAAGGACAATCTGGAAAAGTTCCAATAGAACCAGAAGTGAATACAAAACCAATGAATTTGCCCAAAGGAGGAGAGATCTAAATAATAGCATAGTTAATTTTTAAATACTATGGACGAATTAATGGATATGATTGTTTCAGATGAATCCCCATCACAAATTAGTGATAAAATAAAGGATATTTTATTTACTAAAGCCTCAGACAGAATTGATACTCTTAGACCTGTAGTGGCTTCTTCTTTATTCAACACCGAAACAGAGGAAGAGACAGAATAAAATGAAATCATTCAAACAATTTATATCAGAATCTATAAACATATCAGGCGATTTTAACGGAAACCTTTATGTCAATTCCCCATCAGAACCTCAAAGAATTGGGGAAGAATATGTTGCTGATATATTGTGGAATGGAAGCATTTACAGATTAGAACTAGTATCAGAAACTGGAATACCATCAAAAAGAGATTTGGGTGAACAATTGCAATCAAATTATCCTGGTGCAATTGTTCAACAAATCTATCCTATGCTGGAAAAAAATTTCAACATTAAAGATGTAAAACGATATCACCCATCAAAATTAGAATGGATTGACTAATAATGGCTCAGTGGAATAAACAAAATCAAGATTATCTAAACCAAGAAAGAAGTCTTTTTGAGGTTTTTATTCAAGCAGATCGGTATGGAAATGTTTTTGATCCACTTGGTCAAGGATTTTCTGGTGATCTTTTTGGTAGATTAAAAATATCAAATCCATACACACTTTTTGACTCAACCCATCGTTATTCTCAAGATGGTGATTTTAGTGATTTAATTGTTGGAACAGGGTCTACTGTTGGGACTATAAAAGAACAAAGCACAGCAACATTAGGAATTGGAACAACTGCTGGTTGTTCATTTGTTCGTGAAAGTAAACGAGTATTTTCATATCAACCTGGAAAATCTTTACAGATTCTTCAAACTTTTGTATTTAATCCAGCAAAGGAAAATCTTGTTCAAAGAGCTGGATATGCATCATCTGAAAACGGCATAATGTTGGAACTTGATGGTTATCAACTTAATATCATTAAAAGAACATCAGTATCTGGGGTAACTACTGTAATTACTGTTCCTCAATCAGAGTGGAACATAGATACTCTCGATGGAACTGGATTTAGTACAAGTAATCCAAGTGGTATTCGATTGGATATTTCCAAAGCTCAAATTCTTTTTAGTGAATATGAATGGTTAGGTGTGGGATCGGTTAGAGTTGGGTTTGCAATTGATGGAAAATTTATTATAGCACATCAATTCAACCATTCAAATCATATAGACACAGTTTATATGACTACTCCAAATTTACCAGTGAGATATGAAATTTTAAATACTGGAATTACAACATCACCATCAGTAATGAAACAAATTTGTGTATCTGTTCAATCAAATGGTGGATATGAGAAGAAAGTTGCTGAAACCTTTGTAAGAAAAACGACTTCAGTTACAGTGGGTACTGATTTTCTACCCATTGTATCTATTCGTCTTTCTCCCGGAAGAGAAGATTCTATTATTTTGCCAACAAAATTTAATGGATTACCTTTAAGTAACAATGTTCCTTATGTTATTGCACTCATAAAAAATCCCACTTTAGTGGGAGCAGCATTTACTTTATCAGAAAGTCCAAATGTTGAATATGATATTAGTGCATCTTCTATTACTGGTGGTCAAGTAGTAGATTTTTCTTATGCATTTGGTTCTAATCAAGCAGGCGGAGCAATTAAAGTATCTGAGGGATATAATTGGGATTTACAACTTGGAAGAACTCAATCAAAAGTAAGTGATATATACACAGTAGCAGCAAGAACAATTACTGGATCTGGAGGAATTGTTGCTGCTTTGGGGTTTTATGATCTAACTTAATTAAATAATAAATAACTAATATTAATCTTTCATAAAATGCAAAGAACAAGAGTAATTGAAACTGAAATTAATACACCAACGAGTGCTGGAGCAGCTACTAGCATATCCAATGCTACTTGCATTAGACTTCATAATACTACAAGTGGTTCCGTTACAGTAGCAATTGCTTCATCTGTTGGAGCTGCAACTAGTAATTATTTTTCTATGCCTGGAAATTCAGTAGAATTTTTAGAAAAATCTCCAACTGATGTTATTTGGACATCTTCTGAAATAAAAGCAAACAAAGTAGGATTTACAAATTAGTGCTATGAAACTAATCAGAGAAGAAGTAGAAAAAGTTAAAGTTCTTACAGAAGGAACTGGAACTAATAAAAAATTCTATATTCAAGGAGTTTTTCTTCAAAGTGAATGTGTAAATCGTAATGGAAGAATGTATCCTTTTTCAATTATGGAAAGGGAAGTAAAAAGATATAATGAAAATTATGTTCAAAAAGGTCGTGCTCTTGGAGAACTAGGTCATCCAGACGGTCCTACTGTAAATCTTGATAGAGTTTCCCATAAAATTGTTTCTCTTGAACAAAAAAACAATGACTGGATTGGAAAGGCACAAATTCTTTCCACTCCTATGGGAAGAATTGCAGAATCACTTCTTAAAGATGGTGTTTGCTTAGGTGTGTCTTCAAGGGGAATTGGATCTTTAAGAGAAAACAATAAGGGATACAAAGAAGTTGGTGAAGATTTTATGCTTGCAACTGCAGCAGATATTGTAGCAGATCCTTCTGCTCCTGATGCATTTGTTCAAGGAATTATGGAAGGTGTTGAGTGGGTTTGGAATAATGGCATACTTGAGCAAAAAGTTGCATCTATAAAAAATAAAGTTAATTCTTATGTATCACAAAGATCATTAGAAGAACATAAACTTTCATTATTTAATGAGTTTTTGAATTCTTTGTAATTTCTTAAAACATAAATAAATATAGTTAATTTAAAAGGTTTAAACGGAGAGTTTCAAATGTCTCGTGGAAAAAATTTACAGGAAATGGAAGTAGGCACTAAGCAATCCAGAACTGCTGTTA